CTTACATAATTTTAAGGTCAATTTAACAGAACAAGAAAGAGAAATTATAATTAGGACTCTATCTGCAATTGGGCAGATAGAGGTTGCTGTAAAGACGTTTTGGGCAAAACTTGGAGACAACTTACCACATCCAGCTTTACAAGACTTAGGATATGTAATGGCAAACGTAGAGGTCATACACAACAGCGCATATGAAAGATTAATATCTGTTCTTGGATTAGAGGAAGTATTTGCCGAAAATCTTAAGCTAGAGTGGATACAAGGTAGGGTTAAATACTTAAAAAAATACACTCATAGATTCTATAAAGATTCAAAAAAACAGTACCTTTACGCATTAGTACTATTTACTTTATTTGTTGAGAACGTTTCATTGTTCTCTCAGTTCTATGTAATTAACTGGTTTGCTAGATTCAAGAACGTTCTTAAGGATACAGACCAGCAGGTTAAGTACACACGTAACGAAGAGAATATACATGCGTTAGTTGGGATAAAGATAATCAATACAATTAGAGAAGAATACCCAGAGCTATTTGACAAAGAACTTGAAAACAGGGTTCTAGACGAAGCTAAAGACGCATTTGAAGCTGAGTCAAAAATAGTTGACTGGATGGTAAACGGAATAAACGAACCAGGGCTCACTGCAGATATTCTAAAAGAATTCATAAAGAATAGGATAAATTCTTCTTTATTGCAGATAGGATTTAGTGCAGTCTTCGAGGTGGACGCAGAAAAATTAAATCAATCTATGTGGTTTGAAGAAGAGTTACTGGGCAATAATATGACAGACTTTTTTTATAGCAGACCAGTTGATTACTCAAAAAAATCTCAATCATTCGGTGAAGAAGAATTATTTTAAATATGGAAAAAATATATTGGCTAAACGAAAACAGCAGGAAATTTTTACAAAGGGGATACCTACTAGAGAATGAAACACCAGAACAAAGGATAAAAGACATAGCAGACAAAGCGGGGAATATACTTGATAATAAAACCGGAAAAGATTTTGCACTTAAGTTTGAAGAATACATGCACAAGGGTTTCTACTCCTTGAGTTCTCCAATCTGGGCAAATTTTGGGAGAAGCCGTGGTTTACCAATAAGTTGTTTTGGGTCTTATATATCAGATAGCCTAGAAAGTATAATCGGGAAAGTTGCAGAGGTATCAATGATGACAAAATATGGTGGAGGTACGTCTGCGTATTTTGGAGAAGTAAGGCATCGTGGAGCTAATATATCTTCTGGTGGAGAGTCCACGGGTAGCGTACATTTTATGGAGTTATTCAACTCTGCTATGGGCGTAGTTTCTCAGGGAAATGTTCGTAGGGGGTCTTTTGCCGCATACCTTCCAATCGATCACGAAGATATTGAAGAATTTTTACAAATCAGATCAGAGGGGCACGCTATCCAAGAGATGTCTTTTGGCGTGTGCGTTTCTGACGAGTGGGTCAAGAGCATGGTTGATGGAGACAGCAAAAAAAGAAAACTATGGGGCAAGGTACTGCAAAAGAGATCCGAAACTGGATATCCTTATATATTCTTTTCCGACAACGCTAATAACAATGCACCAGAAATTTACAAGATAAAGGGACACAAAATCAATGCATCAAATTTATGCAGTGAGATTATGTTATCCAATAGTGAATCTGAATCCTTTGTGTGTAACCTGGCCTCATTGAATCTAGAAAAATGGGATGAGTTAATACAAACGGATGCAATACAAACTATGGTATATTTTCTTGATGCCGTAATGACAGAGTTCATTGATAAAACAAGTGGTATTAAATACATGGATGCCCCAAGGAACTTTGCAATCAATCAGCGCGCATTAGGCATTGGTGTACTAGGTTGGCACTCATATTTACAATCTAAGATGATTCCATTTGAAAGCATGGACGCTAAGTCACACAACAATCTAATATGGAAATCGATTAGAGAGAAGACAGACGCAGCCACAGAAAACCTCGCAGAAATTTATGGCCCAGCTCCAATATACAGTGGAACGAATATAAAGCGCAGAAACGTCACGACACTAGCTGTAGCACCTACTACATCTAGCTCGTTTATCCTTGGGCAAGTTTCTCCATCTATTGAGCCACTTAGTAGTAATTACTTTGTGAAAGATCTGGCAAAGGGTAAGTTTTCTTGTCGCAATCCGTATTTAGAAAAATTACTAAAAGAAAAAGACAACAACACTGAAAAAACATGGAAATCTATTCTAGTTAACGGGGGATCAGTGCAGCACTTAGATTTCTTAACAGAAGACGAAAAAAACGTCTTCAAAACATTTGAAGAGACATCTCAAATGGAAATAGTAATACAGGCATCACAAAGGCAAAAATACATAGACCAAGGACAAAGCCTAAACTTAATGATCCCAGCAGATGCAAAACCTAAAGACGTAAATAAAATTATTCTTATGGGCTGGGAACTTGGAATTAAAGCTTTTTACTATCAGAGGTCCGTAAACCCAAGTCAAAAACTTGCTAGAAATCTATTGGCGTGCAAATCTTGCGAGGCATGATCAAAGATTACACAACAACAAATATGGAATACATAAATACACAACAAGAAATTAATTCTTTTAATGGAGTTTTTGTGGTAACAAATTTTCTGTCATTAACTGAAATCAGGAACACGGAAGAAATGTTAGATGCAGGCGAGTGGAATCCGTTAAATAGAAATAGTCGAAACAACGAAGATGGTACATTTTACAAATGGATGCCGCTCTTCGAAGAACACAAAAAAACTCTTAAAAATAGAGATTTTAAAATATTGGAATACTTAGACATTAAAATAAAGAATATTTTATGGGAGCATGTAATAAGTAATTCAGAACACAAAGGCCTATATGTAAGAAATTGTGGAATTTTTTCTTCTAGCATTGCTACCCCATATTATGCAGATAATTGTTATCCAGTTGATTCACAAAACAAAATAATTTCCTTGGGATATCCCGCTGAGCATGGGTTTTCGTGTGCAAAAAATTTAAACGACGTAAAAGAGTGGAAAATTAGAAAGGGATTCGAGCACTTAAAGTATTCATGCATACTTTTTTTGAATGATGACTTCGCAAACGGCAATTTAGTGTTTCCAGCGCTCGAAGCGGAAATAAAGCCCGAAAGAAACAAGCTCGTAATATTCCCTTCTACAGAAAATTACGTTCATGGAGCTAGGCCATTAAAAGGAGTCAAAAATTGTTTTTGTAGTTGGTATGAATCAAAATAAAAAATTTTAATAATTAGTTTTGTGAAAAAGGAAACATACACAAAAGAGGACATGGAAGATTACGCTTTATATAAAAGCGGTTTATCATCAAGTAATGAATTTAAAAAATTAAGTAAAACTTTAAAACTAATGATAAAAGAATATGGAAAGATTTTATCTAAAATTCACAACCAGCCCTAAGTAAAAAATAAATGGACGACTTCTACATTAGGACACAAAACGAAAAATACTCTAGAGATATAAGGCAACTTCAAAATGATTTGAGAGCTGCTGATAGTTACTTTATAAGTTGTAGCAGCAAACTATTGGCAGCTGAAAAAGAAATACACGAACTTAAACAAACGGTTAAAGAGCTACAGGACCCCTGCGAAGCAAAAAGCCAAATAACATCGCTATACTCTATATTGTCAAAGACTGAGGCATTGATGGAGAGTTCTTTTGTAAAAAAAGACGAATGGAAAGAAATTGCTAAAAAACTTTATTCTTCTGTCTTGCATCTCCATTCAATATCTTGTACATCTTCTGTAGCAGTAATAGGACCAAGTTTAAAGCACGAGATCGTAGTATCCATAGATGAATACGAAAAATTACTAGAGTCAGAATTATATAAATAAATATGAACACAAAATTTGATAAATTTTTAATAAAAGCTTTAGATAAAATGTTTAAGTGTGTTGGGTTTGATTCGTTTGACAGGGAGTTTACGGAACAAGATAATTGGTACACTAAAAAAACGTGGACACAGGAGCAATCCGAAGAATTTAAAAAATGGTTTATGGCCGAAGGTAAAAAAGACCTTAAATTCAACAAACAAATGCTACACAAAGAGTATGCTTGGTTTGATTTGAAGTGGGGCTGGAAAATTGCCGAATAAAAATGGATTACGAAAAATTTAGAAAAGTAATAGAAAACCTGGAAAAGGTTAGTGAAAGGTCACACTCTATACACCAATTGGGTATAGATTTGATGGAACATGAAGACATATACCATAATATAATCACCAACTTACTTTTAACCGTATTCGATGAAGAAGGTAAAGACTGGATTGATTGGTATCTTTACGAGAGAGTCGGCTTTACAAACAAAGTAAACCTGGCTACAGATAAAGATGGCAACGAGATATGTTATGATATTCCCTCACTATGGGAAGAGGTAAAAAACAACTTAAAATGCAAACAAGATACAAATTCGTAGAAGTAGATGGCTGTACTGCTTTTGATTTTAGCGTAAACGACAAACAGGTTGGGGATATGTCCGAAGAGGAATACAATCAAATGATTGATTATCTTTTTGTAAAAATTAAAGAAGGATTAGAAAACCACGAAGTTCGTTTTAGGGATATTGTGTCTTTGTTTCAACACGATGAGCTCAAGTATGACGAAGATCCATGTGAACAATGCGGAGATACAGTATCTACAACAACGTGGAATATATAGAGCACAACAACTAAAAACAATTTAGTAGTTTAAAATAATGGTAGCTAAATTAAGTGATGAGCTAGACCATCAAAATACATTAAGACTAGCTAGACATATAATTAGGATGGTGTTTAAGCTAACTAAATATTATTACGCCGCAAGTCCAGATGTTAAAAAAACCATAATGAAACACTTAAGTGATTCATATGAGTATGAATGCAGAACTCACAATAAAATGATACCAGTGGAGCAATACATTTTAGATATAGACAAAAGTATTGGATGGGATTGGGTCCTCCCAGACGAACAACATTAATTTAAGTATGTTTGACTTATCTCGAAAGATTATTTTTACTCACCCGCAAAAGTGCGCAGGAACAACTATTGAGGGGTTATTTGGCTGGAATCCGCCCAAGTATAAAGGGACTGATAAGCCAAAATACATTGAGTACTTCAATAAATGGAAACACGCATCTCTAGAGGAGCACCTAAATGAGTTACGTTTAATTGGCGAAGAAACATTAAATTACTTTATATTTTCATGCGTAAGAAACCCATGGGATAGGGCGGTTTCATGGTATTTTCACTCAAAGACAAAACCAATAATAAAATTTAAGAGATATAACCCCGGCAAAGAAATACCGGAACAGATGAGAGCAATACAAAATTATTCATTTGAGGAGTTTATATTACATGAGTACGAAAGAGTAAAAAATGGGGGATTCAATGCTCTAAGTACTAGGCCATTTATATTTAGTGTGACTGGGGCTAAGCCAGATTTAATCATACGACATGAGAACTACGCAGAAGGATTGCAAACTGTTGCAAAAAAATACGGACTAGACATATCAACTGCAAAGCCCCTTAATGCAAATGTGCGGCCAAGTGGGGTGGGATACAAAGAATACTACTTAAATAGCGAATTGATTTCAATTGTAGGTGAAATGGGTGCTGACAGCATTGCCGATTTTGGTTACAAATTTTAAATACAGTGTAGTAAATAATATGATAGCAACAATATTTATTTGTTTTTTGGCGTGCATTTATTTTATATACTGCGCTAAGGACGATATGGATTACTAATTTTAAAAAATATGAAATTAAATGATTTAGGTGATTACGAAAAGCAAAGACAGCACAAGTTTACTGTAACAATAGATGACGGAGTAGATGCTGGATTATGTAGGTATGAGTTTTTATTGCCAGACTATGCATCTATTCATGATCTTGCTAAAGCTATTGCCAATAAATTTGACGTAAAAGTACCACAGTGTACTACTGTCTATAAAGCAAGTGAATGAGAGCAGACTACAAAAACACAAAAGTAGGAGATAAAATTAAATTTGTCCAAGCAGGGCGACATTTTTTTAAAAACAGAGAAGATAATGGTAAAACTTTAAAACCAGGAGATGTTTTTACTGTTAAAAAGATTAACGTGGCATCCTCCTCTACCGAAGTCATATTACAGGAGACTGGAGACCTTGGGTATGAACTTATGTGGTTTGAACACTTATGAATGAATACGCACCAGACAGATGGGTAGTAGTTAAAATAAAGGGTGGAGAAATACCACTTACATACAA